GCCAGTTGTATCGGTATACAATACAAATTTATCTCCACTTTTAAAATCATGTCTTTCTAATTGTTCCATTGTTAACCTATCTGGACCTTCGTCGCTAAATTGAATAGCGTATGGGTTCATTTTAATTTTATAGTCAACATATGTTACTTCGAACAATTCTAATTGTTCTGTCATCATTATATCCTCTATCTGATTTTCGAAAAGTTCTTTGATTTGAAGAACTCTATTTTAGATCTAAATTTATTTTCTAATACATCGCCTTTGTGAGATATGATAAATGTATTACTATCTGAATCCAATGTATCTAGTATTTTTGTTAAACTATCTACACCGTCGTGGTCCAGAGAACTATCAAATGTCTCGTCGAGTATTAAGAGATTTGTCGCTGCACTGTTTTTTAGTTTAGCAATTTGTCTCCATGTAAAGAGGAGACTTAGATCTATTCTTTGTTTCTCCCCTTCTGAGAACGAAGCATAATTAAAGCTATCCCTATGTCGAGATCTAATTGTTTCATTAAAGTTTTCGTCCAAATGAAAAGCTACGAAGAAGTCTAGTATTTGTAGATAGCTATTGATTAACCTATTCATGACCGGCAAATATTGTTTAATGACTTTGGTCTTAATACCAGTGTCCTTTAACATTTCCCCAATCACTTCATTATAGGTTCTTTCTTCTACATACTCTAATTTCTTTTCAGTAAAGCTTTCTTTACCTTTACGTAGATCTTTCAATTCTTTTTTAGCGGTACCAGTATCGCCAGTTTGGTTATTTAATTGATTAATTTCTTTTTGTATTTTATCTATCTCTTTCTGGATAACAGATATCTTTTCATTATTTGAATTAATCTTTTGTTGTTTCTGTTTTAGCTGATTAGTCTTATTAGCAATCTCTTGCATTTCTTTCTTAAGATTGTTTAGTTCTTTTTCGACCGCAGCTTTTTCCTGTTGAATAGTCTTAGCATCATTCTGGATGATTTGTATTTTCTTCTTTTTTAGCTCTGGCTTTACATCCTGATCGCATGTTGGACAATGGTCATTCTCTTCATAGAATCTTGCTTGTTCTACTAACTCTTTTATTTTATGATTACAGGATAAATCTATAGAGGTTAAGTGTGAAGATTGATTTAGATTATCTTTATGTCTTTTCTCTTCTTCTTTTAATAAGGTTTCTAATCCTTTACCTAGATCTTTACTTTCCTCGAAGGTTTCTTTAATTGTTGATTTATGTTCTTTAATAGAATCTCTTTTCTGATCAATCTGATCCTGGTTTAATGACTCTAAATCTTTTATATATTTTGATTGCGATGTTATTTTTGTTTTCAGTAATTCAATTTGGTGACTAATATCTACCAATTCTTCTCTTATCTTAGAATTACGTTCTTTCAATAATGTATTCATCTTAGAGAATATATTAATATCCAAAAGATCTTCTATAACTGATCTTCGGGACCAAGCAGGTAATTGCATAAAGGGAATAAAAGAACTAGAACCTAATACAACCACTTGGTGAAATGATTTATGATTTAGCTTAAGTATATTTTGTTCTAAAAATTTCTGGTAATCCCTAGCGTTTGATGCCTGGTTAATCATATTACCATTTTGCCATATTTCAAACTTAGCTGGTTTTATTCCACGGACAATTTTAAATTCTTGTCCACCTATATCAAACTCAACAGTAACTTCTGCTTTCTTCTGATTAATGGAATTCACTAATTGGCCTTTATTAATATCCCTATGGGGTTTATTAAAGAGCGCAAAGGACATTGCATCTAATAGTGTAGATTTACCTGCACCATTTTGTCCTACAATTAGTGTTGTTGGGGATTTATTTAGTAAGACCTTTATAGGATCGTTTCCAGTGGATAGAAAATTCTTCCACTCACATGATTTAAAATGTATCATAATACTTCGAGATTCTGTGCCTCCGTGTATAGCTTACGCAGTTCTACTTTAATATGATCTTTATCCAGATCAGTTTCTACTGCATCAACATATGAATCTAAAAGTGTGGTTGTATCTTCCATGGATATTTTCTCGTCTTCTACGCTTTCTCCAAGATACTCTTCAAAAGATTCTGCAATCTTTAATTCATAGGTTTCTATGCTATTTAATTTATCTATAAACTTATCAAACATGTATAAGTCATTCTTATTTATTACTATTAATTTAATGAAATGTTTTTCATATTGGCTAACATCAACTTCATTGTAATCCACTTTGGTGTCATCATAAACTACTTTTTTAAATATAGTTATGGGATTACGGACTTGTTCCATTTCCCTTGTTTCAGTATCTAATACATGGAAATATTTAGGATCATCTACATCTGCCCAGGTAAATTCCATTTGTGATCCTAGATAATGAACGTTATCTCTACTAGACTTTGTATGGAAATGTCCTGATAGAACACTTTCGAACCTAGAAAAAATATCTGCATTCATACCGTGTGGATTCGGCATACCTGCCATCATATCGAAACCTTTTAATTCTAAATGTGCACCAAGGATAGGAGCTTCACATTGCATAGCCCATTTTGTATATTCCTCATAGTTAGAATTATTAATCCACGGTATTACACCAATTTTTAATCCATCATAATCTAAGACTGTTGGTTTCATTATAATATTTACATTTGATGTAAAGTAACCAAGTAATTCTTTTAAGGAGCATAGCTCGTTTGTATTCTTAAAATAGACATCGTGATTACCGGGTATAATATCCATAGTAATTCCTGCATCACGCATAGGCTCAAGAAAATGTTTTCTATTTTGGTTAAGCGCTTTAAAGTTAACAAACTTTCTATGCTCGTAATAATCACCTAAGTGTAGGATATTCTTGATGTTATGTTCTTTTAAATAAGGAAAAAATACTTCCTCGTAAAATCGTTCTTGGTATTGTAAAAAGATGTCTGATGAGTTTCGGACACCACAATGCGTATCATTAAGTATTGCTATCTTCATAGACTTACCTCATGAAAAGTTCTAACTTTTCTCTTTCTTTTTCTTCTTTAGCAAATTCTTTTACTGCTTCGTCTTTCTTTCTAACAGTACTAATTCTTTGTCTTAGCGTATCTACATAACTCATGGTTTGTTCTGCACCTTCGGCATCCATACCCATTTCTACGAAATCGTCGATACCCATTTTTTCAATGAATCTGAATTTAATCTCTTGTTGTTTTTTCTCTTTAGTAATCCTACGAATAAAAGCATAAAAACATATTTGTGTAAAATACGAGAATGCATTCGGATTACCAGTACGTGTAGCAGTATCAATATTGTAATTATAGATTGCGCGTAGGCAATTCTCTACGCCGTCCATAACCATTTCTTCTCTGTAAGTATATCTTACGAAGTTTGGTCTGTGCGATAGTCCCTCTGCAATTTTTATAAAGCATTGTGCAATATAATCCGTAACTTTGGGAATGTCTTTGTTCTTGGACCTTGCCTTGTCGCATTCTTTTACATATTCTACAACTGCTAATGAAAACTCTTTATTGTTTATATAATGAGCTTTGTTCTTTTTTGTTGCCATAAAATTATATCTCCATTTTTTAATAGAAGGTACTATTATACCATACTTTTAAGCATTTGTAAATCCCTAAATTTATTTTTGCTAGGGGGTTTACAAATCTTGATTTTTATGATATAATAATAGAGTCCATTCGAGGGAAGAGGTATACTAATGAATTACCTTCTTCTTACCAATGAATCCTTCATTCTCAAACACTTCAGCCATTTGTTCATCCACCTCGGCTTCTAACTGTTCCAACAATTCGTGTTGGGAACGGGTTTCCATTTTAGGTTTAGGTGGATTGTCTTTTAAAGATAGCACAAACTTAACGTATGCTTCTTTAATTTCCTGATCAACTTTTGTTGATTGTAATACATTAGAAAACTTAACTTTAAAGTTCTCTTCCGTTGAAAACGGGAACCAAGGTGCAAATGTAAATCCATTTAGAATTCCAGCATTTACCTGTACTGGTAATCCCAGATACCAATTGTCTTGGTTCTTAGAATTAACAGCAGCTATTATTTGTTCTCCGTTAATTAATTTAAAATGTCTTACTTGTGTATCTTCCATTATATTTTCACTT